TTTCTGTGTTTGTCAAGTCCTTTTATGTGTTAATTTATAGTGCGGAAGTTTTCTTTAGTATTCAAGAGGTTAGGTATGTTAGTAAACACTTGCTTTTCCTAGTTTTTTCTAGTTTTACTTTTGATGTACAGGAGTGCCTACTATAGATTTACAACAGACGCCAGCCCCTCCCCCGTCCCCTCTAGCATACCCCAGCCCATTTGTCAACAAAAGAATTTGCCTAGCACACTATTGGCCTCGTGTCAACACTTGACAACATGAGAAAAACCTGAGTGACTCTAGGGCGCAACCATAGATGACACGAGATGTCAAGAGAAAAAAAGAGTTGACAAAAGTGGACAAGTGTGGGCCAGAGTGGGAGCCTCTAGCACACCCCAGTAACCACAGTCTAATTGATTCTACCTATCAGATCCTGGGATTCGATAGAAACAAATGTGCTTGACGGATTTACAGATACCCATATAATAAACGCCAACAACAACACAGACAGGATGGACAACATGGAAATGTCAGGCTACGCAACGGCGCTACGCAGAGAATTTAATTTTGACAGTGCAAAGTTCGATAGTGCGGAAAAGCTGTCTATGGCTGAAGCTCTGAGTAGCAAATTCAGTAGGGAATTACAGGATCTGGTGCGTCTCGATTTACATGATGACGAATACCTATTGAAGAACCTCAGAGAAGCCCAGAAAGACTATCGCTTTCACCGGCTACTTCTGGACGAAGTAAAAGAAACAGACCAATCAGCCTACGACAAGTGGCTGAAAGGGTAAACAGTGCATCATGCGAGCTTGTTGTTGTTGACAGCAGCAGGCTCCAGTGATTACACTACGGAAAACAACGAAGGATAACGATATGACCTATTTGGAATGGAAAGAACACAACGTGCACTATGTGCTAATTGATGACGATGGCGATATGTACGCTGAGGTCACACTGCCTAACACCTACACGCTAGACTCTAGGGAAGGCGTAATGGGGACAATGGCCGCAGCAACGCGCACCAAATGGTCAGAAGCCACAGAATACAATTACGAAGGATAGGAGAACGACAATGAGCGACACAACATACAACGGCTGGTGCAATTTTGAGACATGGCAGGCTGCTCTGTGGCTGGACAATGATGGCACTCTGGACATGCTCAGGGAAGATGGCAACCTGACAGAGGAAGCCATCTCAGAGCAACTGGAGAGCCTGCTGGATAACATACCAGCCAGCCTATTGGGTGACATAGTGACATCGTGGCTACACTGTGTTAGGGTTTCTGAGATTCTAGAACATGCAACGGAGGCATAACAGCATGAGAACAGCAAAACAGAAACGACAGCGCAGACGGCGCAACCAGATCATTGACGGCATACTGTCGGGATCAGCTATGGCAATGCCTGCGCTGCTCATGTGGCTAGGGCTGGTGTATATGTTTATAATTGAGTTGAGTAGGTAGACATGACAGACGAACTAGAGCAAAAGACAGCGCAGGATCTACCCTTCTGGAAAGGATGCCTATGGTGGATCTGGGGATTCACAATAGGATTAATTATAGGAGCGTGAGACAATGGATTTATATAGTGACGAGTTTTGGCAGTGGCTAGACAAGTGCCCAGTGAATCACAATGCCAGTGTGCATGATGTGGACATGTACGGCACCAGACTGGGCAGGGTTAACTTTTGGATTGAAGACGAAGACAACGAAGAACAGGAGCAATAGACTATGGATTTATTCGAGACACTGGGCAGCGCCATCATAGGCGACATTGATGCAGCACGTGAGCGTGCAGATTCTAGAGCCGTCCACGAGCTACACAAGGCAGACAATAGCGACCCTGTAGAGTACGTGGTAACTGTAGAAATGATCGTGTCTGCTACGTCAGAACATGAGGCTAAACGATATGCCCATGACATACTTGACACAGCAGAGCAGGAACTGGCAGACTTGATAGACACAGACATAACAGGAGCATTCGAGGCGTGAACATATTCTATTTGGACAAATGCCCAACACGGGCAGCACAACAGCAGTGCGACAAGCACGTGGTAAAAATGATCCTAGAGAGCGCACAAATGCTCTCTACGGCTCACCACGAGTTTGAGAGTGATCGTGCAGTGTACAAAACAACACACAAGAACCACCCTAGCACTGTATGGACTAGAGAGTACACCAGCAACTACCGTTGGCTTTATGACCATATGATGGCCCTAGGCGACGAGTACACCCGACGCTATCACAAGACACACCTAACCATCCAAAAGTGTCGTGACGCGCTCAGAGAGCCGCCACAGGGTATGCCGTGGAATGTACACCACACACAACCGCCACAGTGTATGCCCGACGAATACAAGCGCGAGTGTTCTATAGCAGCCTATCGCTTGTACTACGCCAGTAAAGCTGATATAATCGACATGCGCTGGACTAACGCCAGCAGACATTTTTTTAATCAACAGGAGGTAGCAGCGTGAGTGACTCATACAGCTATGATGTAGACGTGACAGATCCCAACGAACTAGATCCCATAGACCGCATGATACGCGATCTGGTGGACTACAAGCTAAACGTGTGCAGTGTGCAGGAACTGCTGGCAATGGCAGCGGATCACATGACACGAGATCTGGAGAACCGACCACTGTCTGAAGTGCAGGCAATACATAACGATTTATTTTCACGACAGGAGCTACACTGATGCGTTGTAAGGCATGTAATATTATTCTAGAGAACCACGAGCTATCTAGGAAAGACAAGATCACCGGCGAATATCTGGACTTGTGCAGCACTTGTGCACAATACAGCAACGATGCACTGTACCGACCAGATGAGGCTGATGACTTCAATAGTGAATATTTTATACAGGAGGAGCTTGCATTATAGAATAGATGGGTGTATACTACTATGGTAATGAACGATAAATTCATTACAACTAACTGTTCAATCGCTAACTATAGGAGAACGATAAATGGCGGTAATTGAAGGTAAAGCACAATTCGTCAACGTGAAAGAGACTGAGGTATACGAAGGTAAAGACACCGGACGATACACTGTCACTCTGACACTGAACGATGACACAAGCAACGAACTGTCCAGCAAGGGTGTTCGCCTGAAGTCCTACGGAGAAGGCTCTGAGGCTATCATGCAACGAAAGTTCGCCAGCAAGTACCCAGTGCGCGTGATAGACGCAGAGGGTGAACCGTTTGGTGGTGACATTCCAGCAGGCTCTACGGTGCGTATCTCGTACAAGTACGGTGACGAGCATCCTGTGTACGGTGTGCCTGTGTACATGGACGGTATTCGTGTGTTAGAGATGGGTGCGGCTGGTGTTGACGCAGCACTCTAAGTTCATGGGGCATGAGTCGTGCGATCAGTGCGGCTCCTCTGACGCTAAGGCAGTCTACAGCGACGGGGGGAGCTATTGTTTCTCCTGTCACGCTGTAGGCAAGCCCAACGGCAACACCACGGTAGAACCTACACCACTGCGGAGGAAGCTAGAGTTGACAGGAGTCATTGCAGATATTCCTGATAGACGTATCAGCCAGAACACTTGTAAGAAGTACGGTGTGACAGTTGAGTATGACTCTCAGGGTAAAATATCCAAGCACATCTACCCATACTACGCCTGCGACACTGATGATGTCAAGGGCACCAAGGTACGCCTAGTGAAGAACAAAGACTTCTTTGTCACTGGTAGCACTGAGGGTGTCGGCTTGTTCGGTCAGCAGGTGTGCAGTGGGCGCGGTAAGTACCTGACGATCACTGAGGGTGAACTGGACTGCCTGTCTGTGTCTGAGATGGTGGGCAATAACTACGATGTCGTATCGCTGCGCTCTGGTGCATCTGCGGCTGCTAAAGAAATCAAAGAGCAGCTAGAGTGGCTAGAGGGCTACGACAACATCGTGGTGTGCTTCGATAACGACAAGGCCGGTAAGCAGGCTGTAGAGGATGTCAAGGACTTATTCAGCCCTAACAAGCTGAAGATTGTCAAGCTGCCTATGAAGGACGCTAGTGACATGCTACAGGCTAACAAGATCAAGGACTTCACCAGTTCATGGTGGGACGCTAAGGTCTATCAGCCTGACGGTATCATCAGTGGTAAGGACACATGGGATGCTCTGACCAGCAAGATCAAGGTGCAGAGTATAGCATATCCGTGGCAGGGACTCAACAGCCACACCAAAGGATTCAGACCCTACGAGCTAGTGACAATCACGTCAGGCTCTGGTATGGGCAAGAGTCAGATGGTGCGGGAGCTAGAGTATTACCTGCTGAACGCTACTGAGGACAACATAGGCATCCTAGCGTTGGAGGAGGACGTAGCACGAACTGCCCTTGGCATCATGTCGATAGCGGCAGACTGTCCCTTGCATCTGGAGGAGGATCTAGACCCAGAAGCTGCATTCCCTTTCTGGGAGCAGACTATGGGCACTGGGCGGTACTACCTGTTTGACCACTGGGGCAGCACAAGCGAAGACAATCTGTTGGCTCGCGTTCGCTACATGGCAAAAGCGTTAGATTGCAAGTGGATCATTCTAGACCACTTATCCATTGTCGTATCAGCGCAGGAGAA